CACCACCTGGTCCGCCAGGTCGGCGACCTCGTCGCGCATGACCAGTCGGTACATCTCCGACTCCTCGGAGATTCCACGGTGGATGAGCTGGCGCAGCAGCTCGGAGGTGTTGCGCTTGACCTTGATGAGGCCCTTCTCGACGTTGCGCTCGTCGATGGGCGCGCGCTCGGCCTTCTGCGCGATGGTGTCGAACGCGTGGAACTGCGCCATCTGCGGGATTTGGTACTTCGACGCGATGGTGTACCACTCGGCCACCAGGTTGTCGGTCTGCTGGTCGGTGAAAAGGCCCTCGAGCGGGTCGTTCGGGCGGCTGACCATGAAGCCCGTTTGCAGGAGGTCGGCCTCCTGGACCATGCCGAGCACGCCGTTCTGGAACTTAGCCATCGTCTACCTCCTTATGCATGGGCCGTGACGGTATCGGAGCCTGCGGCAAGCACGTAGCCTCCCGCGCTCACGACCGCGACGGTGATTTTCTTGTTAGTGGCTGCGGTGATTTCGTCGTCGCCGTCCCACGTGGTGAACCCGCTCGGAAGCGGCTCGCCCAGGACGGCCACAGGGGTCGTGTCGCCGACCTTGTACTTGTAGGCGTCGCCCGTCGCCAGCTCGTAGCCAGAGACGGTCAGCGCGGTGTCGCCGCTCGCCGTGCCGGCCTCGGACTTCACGGACAGCTTGCCCAGCTTGCGGTCGGCCACGTCGGGGCGCGTGATTGCTGGCGAGTTCTGGATGAACGTGATTCCAGCCAGCGCCGTCTTTGCGGCGCTTTCGAGGCTCGCGGGCAGCTTGTCCTCGTACACGGTGCCCTTGGTCACGATGGAACCCATCGCGTCGCCCTTGGTCACGTCGATGTCCTCGTAGAGGATGCCCTTGGCGGTCGAGCCGTTGGCAGGGATTACCGCGCCAGCGGGGACGTACTTGGTGCCGTCTGCGCGTGTGACTGCCTGTGAATGGTTGGCGGCCACCGTCGCGGTCTGGCGCACGCACTGCTCGTCGTCCGCCAGGAAGCGGCCAGCGCTGAAAGCGAGGCCGTTGGAAGAACCAATCATCGACATGGTTCCCTCCTATTCGGTTGTGTGTGTGTCTTTTACTCCTCGGCCTTGCCGTAGAGGTCGGCGTGGCGCTGCGCGAGCATCTTGGCGATTTCGGGGTCGGCGCCCTCGGGCGTCGGGTTGCCCTGCGGCGGGTTTGGGACGCTCTGCCCCTTGATTCCCGTCGACTGCGGGATGAACTCGGCCCATTCCTCGGCCTCGGCGGCTTTCAGCTCCTCGTAGCCCGCGAGCTTGCCGTCCTCGACGGTCAGCTCGTCCATTGCCTTGAGGCGCGCGGCCTTCTCCACCCGCTTCTCGTCCAAGCCAATCTCACGCAGCAGTCCCTTGTACAGCTCCAGCTTCTCGGCGTTCGCCTTGTCGGCCTCGACCGACTGCTTGTAGGTCTCGAACTCCTCCTCGACGGTGGACTTCTCGCCCTTCAGCTTGTCGAGGTCGCCTTGCAGCTTGTCGGCGTCTGCCTTGGCCGACTCGTACTTGGACTTCCACTCGCCGCTCTCGTCAGCGGCCTCCAGCTCCTCGACTTTCTTCTCGAGGGCCTGCACCTTCGACGCCTTCTCCGCCAGCTCCTCCATCGACGCCTTGGTCTCCTCGACCTTGGCCTTCAGCGCCTCGGTCGACTCGGTGTGGGCCTCGATGATTTGGTCGATTTTCTCGGCCTCGATTCCCATAGCGGTAAGGAATTTCCTCGTCAGTGCCAATTCTCAGCTCCTTTTCTTCGGTGCGCAGTGCCTCGCGCATTTGCCATGTAACCGATGTTATGAGGTGCGTCACAAACTCATGTACAGCTCGATTAGCGCGATGGCGTTGGAGGCCCCGATGCAGCAGTACGCGCACATGCCCTGGGCGCGCAGTCGGTGAATCCACTCGACCTGCTCCGCGCTCGGCTTGCCGCCTGGCGCCTTCATCTCGATGTAGAGCGAGTGGTACTTGCCGCGCGCCACGGGGATGCAGAGGTCTGGGACTCCAGGGCGCAGGCCCTCCGCCTTGAGGCGCGCCGCCACCGCAGGGCTTCTCTTCGCCTCGTTGGGGATGTGGAACACGGGGTAGCCCTTGAGGTCGCAATACTCGACCACCGACGCCGTCTCGTCGTGCTCCGACAATTCAAACGCCCCCTCCCGCTCGGTTTCGCAGTCAACGGTAAAGGGGGCGTCACAAAGGAAAAGCGCCCCGCAGGGCGCTCCTGGCTTGCTCTGGCAATGAAAAGGCGGGGTACTCGCCCCGCCTCCAGATACATGGTGCAAGGTGCGGGAATCGAACCCGCTTCCAATTGGTTATGAGCCAACTGCTCGACCGTTGAGCTTCCCTTGCATGTCGCCCGCTCTTTCAGGCGGCGGGCCTGCCGTTGCGGGGAGCGCCTTCGAGTGACGCCCCCCTAACCCTGCCCGCGCTCGGCGGGAGGGCTGTGCCGTGTACGACGCGGGACACGGCAACCCGCTCGAACCAACGCGTTCTGCGGCACCTCGGATGGCGAGGGCGCTTTCTCCGCGCTGTACGCTCTGGAGCCCGCATGCTTTCGGGTGGCGGGCACTCACCGTGGGGCCAGTGCGGGACTCGAACCCGCGTCTCCGCTCGAAGCGTTGCGGCTCGCCATACATGCCGTGACACCTGGCCTCGGCCACTGATTATAGCCTATTCCTCGGGCCTGCTGTAGCGCGAGTACCCTGGCCCGAAGTTCGGGTTGCCCGGGCCTGGGTTCTCGGCCCGCCTCCGCTCGACCTCCGACAGCGGGACAAGGAGTGCCTTGCCCTCCTTCACGCCGCGCATGTCGCCGCGCTTGACGAGCTGCGACGCTCGGCCCTTGCTCACGCCCAGCATCCGCGCGGCCTCGGTCAGCGTGACGTAGCCGCCGACCTCCTCGGCCTCGACCGCCTTCGAGGGCAGCAGCTCCCCAGCGGCCCTCGCCTCCACGCTCTCGCGGGTGACGCCGTACCAGCCGCCGAACTTCTCGCCGACGAGCTGTCCGTCCGCCACGAGCGCTGAGATGCGCGACACGTCCACGCCGAGGATTGCAGCGGCCTCGCCTGCCGCCATGTACCCGTCTGGCATGTCTGGCGCGTCCCTGCCCAGGTTCGGGTTGCCCGCCCTCGGCTTGGAAGCGATGCGGGCCTCGACGCTCTCAGGCGTCACGTGCGGCACGCCGCCGATTGTGACGCCTTCGAGCTGTCCCCTGCGCACCAGTTGGCGGACGCGCTGGGCCTGAACCCCCAGCGCCTCCGCAGCCTCGTTGTATGTGAGATAACCGTCTACTCCCATAATCCTCCCGTCTCTAGTAGTCGTGCTGCATGTACCATTCCGAACCGCGCTCGGTCGGCTCGAAGTGCACCTTGATGACCTGCCTCGTGCCGTCCTCCCGCTCGTTGGTTATCCTCGCGTAGTCGCAGAAGCCATCGTCCGCGTACTCCATGCAGGCGTCGAGCGTTTCCCTGCCCTCGGCCAGCCCGCAGAACGTGCCGCCGCTGTACTTGTGGACCGTGTACTCCATGACGCCCTCCTACAGTTCGAAGTCGTGCGCGGGCCTGATTCCCGCCGCCTGCTGCCGCTCGACGTAGCGCCTGAGCGCGGCCTTGCTGCTGCCGTTGTAGTTGTACGCGCTGCTACCCTCGTTCTGGTAGGCGTTGTACAGGCACCACTCGGCCTCCTTGAGCAGGTGCGCGTCGCTCAGCTCGATGCCCCTCTGGTACGCCCTGGCCCACTGCTCCGTGGTCTCCAGGTAGTCGTCCAGGATTTTCGGTATCTTCCTGCCTGCCATGTTCCTCTCCCCTTCTCCTCGGCTCCTTACCGCTCGATGGTGTCGTAGGCTTCCTTGACTGCGCCGACGAACCCGACCAGCATCATCAGCTTGCCCTTGGCGTCCTCGTCGCCCGCGTTCAGCTCGGCGATGAACCCTTGGATGTCCTCCCACGCCTGCTCGGCGTACTCGTCCTTGGTGTAGGTCCCGCCCAGGTCGATTTCGCCTGCTGGCTTGACGAGCATGATTTTCGTAACCCCGTTGTAGCCGAACATCTCGTCGACCTCGTACTCGTCGTACATGTCGGTGTCCCTGACCTGCATGGCATCCGTGACCTGCTCGCCGTCGACGAACATCTTCACGTACTGGTTCCACTTGAAGTTCGCCTTCTTGATTTGCTTCCAAGTCGTCATCTCGGTGCCTCCTCGGCTCTCGTTCTTTCCTGATAGCTATATTATAGCGTAGTGTTTACGTTTGCGCAATAGCTATTTTCGGGAATTTTCGGACGGCCTGTACCACCATTCCTCGCCGAACTCGGCGTCCAGCCTGTCGGCTGCGGCCCTGAGCGCGTCGCCCTTTGACGCGAACCCGTCGGCGCTGGCGTGCTCGCCCAGGTACACCTCGCCGTAGGAATGGCCGCGCTCGTATCGGTGGATGACGTAGGCCCACTGGCCGACCATCGGCAGCGCGTCAATCTCGAATACCTCCATGCCCTCTCCCCTTCCGTTCCGTCCTTGGCGGGCGTCGGGCCGTCCCGCCTTGGGAACGGCCCGCAGACGCCGCCTCAGAGCGCCAGGGCCGCGTTCCCCACGGCCTCGTCCAGAGCCTCCATGTCGTAGCCCTTGCGCTCGGCCACGTCGAACATCTTCTCAAGCCGCCCGAAGTCTTCCTCATGGTAGGCCCGCGCCATCTTGGCGATGACGTTCTCGGGCGGCAGCTTGGGCTTGCTGGCCTCGAACATCTCGGGCGTCACCAGCTCGTAGCGCCCCAGCTCCTCGGCCGGCACGTCGTCGGCGTACTCGACGTACCCGAAGCAATGACGCCCGACCTCCTCGACCCACTGCTTGCGGTCGAAGTTCACGATGCTGACGACCTCGTGCCCCTTGGGGTAGGTGCCCATCCCCAGCGGCCTGTTGTACCCGTATGCCCTCATGCCTCTCCCCGTTCTCCTCGGTCGTTTTCCCTAGAACCTCACGAAGATGGTGTTCTCGTCGTAGCCGTGCTCGCGGTTCCACGCCTTGCGCTCCTCGCGCTCGGCCTTCAGCTCCTCGTGCTCCGCCACCAGCTCGGGCGCGTAGTCCACGGCGTCGGCGATTGCCTGCTTCAGGAACTCCTTGCGCGGAACGTAGTCGCTGTCGAGCATCGCGCCGTCGTCGGCCACCGTCGCCACGGTCCAGACGCGCTCGCTCGGGTCGTAGTCCCATTCGATGCGGAAGCCGTCGTGCTGCTCGCTGTGGATTCGGTAGGTCATCGCTCTCTCTCCTCGCTTCTCGGTTTCCTTATGTGTTTATTATACCGTATAGTTTATGATTGTAAAGCGAGAATCTGAGAATATTTCGGGAATTTTCAGCGCCCCTTATCGGCCGGGCACTTGAAGTACAACCTGTTGGGGACGGCCTCGTGGAACCTCCTGCAAATCCCGTCGAACGACAGCGTCCCGTCGACGGAGAACGGGACATCGAGGAAGTGCCCGCACCCAACGCAGCTCCCCGGCGAGTCCGCGTACACGTCGACGGTCGCCCTCCATGCGTTATCGTTCGGGAACTCGTCCCTCGGGAACATCTTCTCAAGCTGCTCCCTGCTCGGTTTCCTGCCGCTCATCGCGCCCTCCTCACCGTATCGCCCGCAGCCGCGCCTCGGCTTCGGGTAGCTTGCGCATGAGAACATCCAGGCCATCGGACAGCCGCCCTAATTCAACATGCGCGTGGCTATTCGCCAGGAACGCGGAGTCGCTCATTCCCCAGTACACCCACTCGCCCTCGGCGGTCGCCCGCTGGAGGGCGTCGTTCACGTCGAAGATGCTCATGCCCACCACCCCGCGTACTCGCGGGTGAGCTTCGCGCTCTGCTGGTCGAACTCGCACCCCGCCATCAACCCCGCCGTGAAGTCGTCAATGAGCGCCGCCATCCGCTCGCGGAATATCGCGTCGTCGCCGTGCCCCTCGTGCCACGTCGGGCCAGCGGGCGGCTCCCAGTAGCCGTACACGCAGCGCGTGCCGCCCCTGGTGCAATCGTGCGTGTCGTGGAGCCTGCCGTCGACGACCGCCGCGAGGTGCCCGCTCAGGTTGCAGACGATGCGCCCGCCTGGAAGCTCGTCAGCCCTCATGTGCACCTTGCAGCCCGTGCCTATGCCCATCGTCGGCGTCCAGCGCCAGCCGTGCTCGTCGAACCACTTTCGGATGGTCTTGCGCGACACCCCGTTGCGGGCCGACTTCTTTCCGCGCACAAGCTTCTCCATGGCCGCCAGCTCGTCGTAGACCTCCTTGTAGTCGAGCTTCCCCGCTATGGCTATCGCCCGCGTCACGCAGTCGCCAGCCTCGCCCTTGAAGTAGCGGCTCCTGCCGCCGTCGTCGTACACCCACTCCATGCTTGCTCCTCCCATGTCTCCTCGGTGCGGGGGATTGAGGCTCCCCCGCTCGGCCTCGCTTCGCTATGCCTCGACGGCCTCGTGCTCGAACGTCTCCTCCACCGTGCCGTCCGAGTGGTACCAGTGATTCACGTACCAGATTCCGTGCTCGGTTCGCTTGCTCTCCCACCACGCCTTGAAAATCGGCTCGCCGTCAGCGTCCTTGCCAGCCACCTCAACGACGACTGGCCCATCGTCATTGGCTCCGACTCCGAGCACGTCGTCGCCCAGCATCTCCTTGATTGCCTCGTAGCTCAGTTCTGCCATTGTTGTCTCCTCTCCGTCTCGGTGCGGAGCCTCCGCCCCGCCCTTGCTGTCCCTAGAGCTTCGCGCGCCTTGCCTCGCGGTACTCCTCGTACGCCTCCTTCACCTTCGCGTTGAGTTCCTTCCACTCCGCGCTGTCCTCCATGTCCATGTCCTCAAGCTCGTCCATGCGCTCGACGATTGCGCGGTACGCGTCGCATGCCTCGTCCTCGGTTACCCCGTTGCCCTCGGCCTCGTCCCAGCTCCACTCGACCTCGCCCGTCTCCTTGTTGATGATGTCGACGTGGTGGACTTCGTGCTTCATCCTGTTCGGACGCTGCTCGATGAAGCTCATCGCGTTGTCTATCGCACTCTCCAGGGTTGCGTAGCTGTGGCGCGAAACGCTGCGCTTGCCGTCGCGCTCGTGCGTGTAGTCCATAGCCCTCTGGTAGATTTTCTTGGCGGTGGTCATTTCGCTCTCTCCTTTGCCCTCGGCTTTACCTTATGGGTATATTATAACACATTGTTTAGCGTTGTAAAGCGGGAATCAGAAGATTTTTGAAAAAGTTTCTCGGCCCCCTGCGGCATGCGCTCCAGCCGAAAGGGTTTCGGGGCGTCCCGCGCTCGGAGCGCCCCGCAGAATCGGCCTCAGCGGCTCAGGCAAGCGCCTCGACCTGCGACGCGGTAAAGAAGCTCGCCATCTTCATGAACATGCGGCTGGCGTCCTTCTCCTCGCCGTCCTCGTCGACGACCTTCCTGCTGCGGTGTTTCCAGATGGTCGCCTTGAACGCCGCGTGCTCGCCCTTGCGCACCTGGTAGCCCATCGCCTTCCAGCAGTTGTACGTGTGGCACTCCTCCTCGATGCCGTTGAGCGCCTTCGCCTGCATGATGATTGCCTCGTTGGTCATTGCCCTCTCCCGTCTCCTCGGTGGTTACCCTCATGATTGCCTAGTATGCGATTCCCAGCGTGTCCAAAACGAACTCGATGCCGTTTGCCTGACCCTCGCAGAAGTACTGCATCGCCTGGTTTCCAGCTTCCGAGTACTCCGCCTCGGACTCGCGCTGCGTGTCGAGCGTCGTGAGGATGAATCTGAGCTGCTCGGCGGTGATTGTGATTTCCTTTTTCATCTTTCTTTCCTCTCTCGGTTCGGGCTTTCCAAGCCTCGGGGCCAGGGCCTCTGCCATTGCCAACCCCGATGTGGTTCTCGCCGTTCCCTTCCTTACATGTCTTATTATAGCATATTGTTTAGCGTTGCGCAATAGGAATTTTAGGAAAGTTTCGGGAAACAAGGAGGGCCACCCTTGCGGATGGCCCCCGAGAGAAAGGAGGTCGTATGACCGACCTCCCCTATTGTCGCGCACACGTCACGCGTTCTTCAGCGCCGCCTCCGCTATCCTGCGGTACTTGCCCGCGTTCTGCGTCACCGCGTCGGTGAGGAACGGCTGCGGGTCCTGCCTGCTGGTCCCTTGGTGCACGTAGACGGCGTACTCGACGTTCGTCCCGATTATCGCTGCCTTCTCGCCGCCGTCTACCGCGTGCGTGATGCTGTTTCTCAGCCTACCCGTGTCCACGGGGCATATCTTCGCGGCGTCCGATTCGGCCTCGATTCCTATGCCCTCCAGGGCGCGCGCCATCGCGACCCCCAGCTTCTCGATTACCTCGTCGGTGTTGTCGTCGTTCACCACGATGCCGTCGCCGAAGCTATCCATTCGGATGCGCCTCCGCTCGCTTGACCGTGAAGCTCTGGGAATCCCACTTGTCGACTAGGCTACCTTCGCCGCTCTCTAACTTCGACGACGGTTGTCTTGAGTGTCGGTTCGTCGCGCCTGAGTGAGAAATGTTCGAACTCCTTGTCATATGTCCTGATGATTTCGTATTCGACCTTACCACTCGAAAGAACCTCCTTCTCGCCGTAGTAGTTTGACACCGCCTCGATGGAGATAGCCGTATGCTTGCCTTCCGTCACGTCTACGAGAACGACGGCATCGCCACCTTTTCTCATGTCGCAGTAGTCGAGCGCCGTGGAATGGTCGCGCGTCCAGCTCTGGACTCCGTTCGGCGTTATGGTTCCTCCAGGCTCGAACTGCTCCACTTGCGAGCGTTTCATGCGCATGCCCCTGAACATCACGCCCTCGTACTGCTCGGAACTCTCCTGGATGGCCTTCTCCATGTAGCCGTCGTATCGGTACTTCTCCCAATTGTCGGTCGTGTACCTGGCCATCGTCCTGACCGCGTACTCGGCTTCACTTACATGGCCGTAGTCGTAATCGTATATCTCGTGCTCGCGCATTTCCGAGGGAAGCGATTCGATTATCGCCTCCTTGCTCGCAATTGCCTCTCCTTCAGCATACGAGCCGAAGTCAAACGGCGCTGGGACGTTCTGGAGCTGTGCCATGTTCTCTGCCATGCCTCCAGCATACCATGCGCCCGAGACCCTATCGGCCTCGTTCCCGTAGCTCTCGGCGCGGCTCACGGCCTTGCCCGCCTTCCATTGCTCGTAGGTCATGCCCTCGGGCAGTCGGCTCCACCGCTCCCCAGGCTCGTCGTCGGCCCAGTCGCCGCGCTCGCCGTCGAAGCCGACGACCCTGCCGTCGGCCCTGCACCTGCAATTCCACACCTCGGCGGGGTCCGCGAGCGGGTCGCCTGGCCAGCGTATCGGCCCGTTCTCCGTCTCGAAGTACTCGCCCACCTTGACGCGCTCGCCGTCGAGCATCGCATGGCTCTCGCGCGTCCTGTCGTCCAGCGTGGCCTGCCATTCGATTTCCATGTCGATGCCGAGCCGTTCCGCCCGCTCGAAGCTGTTCATGCGGCCCGCGTTCTCGGCGTTGGTGGTCGCCGTCCTCGCCGCCCGTATGGCGGCGTTGAGGTTCATGCCGTAGATGGACTCCGTGCGCTTGACGATGTTCGGGATGCTCTCGCCCTGAAGGATGCCCTGGGTTATCGCCGATGTGAACTTCTGGCGGTTCCAGCGCATGTCTTTCGGGTAGTCGACCGCCCTCTTGCGGAGGCTCTGCACGTCGGCAGGCCCGAGCCTCAGAGCGCCCTCCACGACCTCTGGGACTAGCTGACCGCGCGTCTCCCCGACGCCTATGAGGTGCCGCACGGCGTCCTCGCTGACTAGGGTGAACCCGACGTCTGCGCCGACCTTGCCCTCGATGGCGTACGCGGCCCTGTTGGCGTTCTCCGCGAACACCCGCGGGATATGGTCGTTGACCATGCCCGTAGCCCTGACGTTCGCCTGGTTGGCCGATTCGGCCAATTGGCCGGCCATGCCGTCAAGCCAGTCCCTGCGCGCCGCCTGGGAAGCCAGCCACGCCCTGTGCGCCTCAAGCGCCTCTGCCGTGTCGTCCAGCGCCTTCTCGCGCATCTCGCGCTCGGCGTCGAAGTCCTTGAGCCATCTCGCCTGCTTCTCGCGCATGTCCCTCGCGGCCTTGCCGTACTCGCGCGCCATGCGGCGCTCGAGCGCTTCCAGCTCCCCGTCGGTCCACTTGCGGGCGGCGTCATTCAACGCGGACATGCTTGCGCTTCCACTTCTCGTGGGCGACGAACAGCTCGTAGCTGGCCGACTGGCACATGTACGCCCTGGTCTCCTCGTCGTCGATTCCCAACTCGCGCGTGACCTCCTCCGCGACGTGCACGGCCTCGTGGGCGAGCAGCGCCGCCTCGGCGTGCCATGAGCTGTCCGCCTCCATGAGCACGACGGCGCGGTACGTGCCGTCGCCGCACCTACCGCACCATGTCTGGGCGTTGGCATCCAGGAAGTCGTCTGGCCACCCGATGCGCTTCAGGTAACGCCCGCACTTCTCGCGGCTGTGGAACAGGTGCAGCTCGGGCGTGCACATCGAAAGCGACATGTCCAGCTTCATCGGCTACTCCCCGTCGCCGTCCGTCGGCCCGTCCTGGCCATCGTCGGCGAACCCGAAGCGCGCCATGTCCTCGCCCTCCATCGCCGCCATTATCGCCGCGACCTCGTCTGGGCGGAGGTTCGGCAGCTTGCGCAGGATGGTGGCCTGGTCGAGGTACGGCGCCTCCAGCATGACCATCTCGACCTGCTCCTTCTGGTTGCTGATGCGGTTGCGCTGGAAGATGGGCGCGTCGTCGAAGCCAGCGAGCTTGACGAGCTGCCTGATGCACTTGCCGACCCAGTACTCGAAGTCGGCCGCGTTCTCGTCCATCGGCTGGTAGGCCGCGTCGATGTGGTCGTTCGTGGCCCCTGCCGCGACGGCGTGCACGTCGAGCGCGCCGAAATCCTCGTATATGCCGTTCCTCAGCTCGGCCAGGAGCACCTGCCTCGCCGCGTACGGAATCTCCTGGGTGTACTGCGTCGCCTTCGCGCCGTCGGTCCCGTCGACCTTCGCGATGTGCTCAAGCCTGAGCCTGTCGCGGAACTCTTCGAGGTCGGCGTCGGTCATGCCCATCGCGTTCTCGACAATCCAGTACACCGTGGCGCAATCCTGGAGGTCGTTCGCGAACCCCGACTTCACCAGGTCGTAGGCGTCGATGTGCGCCCTCATGCCGACGAGCGTGCTCTGCTTGAGCCTGCTCGCCCACATGGGCACGATTGGCAGCGAGCCGTAGTTCTCCTCGCCGATTATCAGCTCCTCGTCATCAGCCTCCACGTATGCCGTCTCCGTTAGGTACGCCTGCACCAGCTCGGCCCCCGTTGGGCTCCCCTCGCGGTCGAGCGGCGCCAGCTCCCCGTCGACGGCGCGCCAGTTGCTGAACCCGTCCTCAGTGTAGAGCGTGGCGTTGAGCGGCCTCGTCGCGTCCATCTGCCAGAAGCGGATGCCCGCCCTCAGCTCGCCCGTGGTCTCGTCGTAGAGTGGGCAGAACTCCGTCAGGGCGAACATATGGACCATGTCGCGGTTCCAGAACATGAAGCTGACGCCGTGCTTGCAGGCGTGGTACGCGCCCTCGGCCACCTTGCGGTCGAAGTCCTCGCCCATCGCCTCCTTCACCTCGTCGACGGCCTGCTCCTCCTCGTCGGGCTGCACGAAGCTGATTCCGTTGCCGAGGCTGTACTGGACCCTCTGGGTGTTGAGTCGGTTGAAGAAGTTGGAGGCCAGCTTGTTGTTGGCCCTGGTCTCGTCCTCGCGCTTCGATGGCGTCGCCTTGCGGTTGCCGTCCTTGTCGGTCGTGACGTTGAGCGACTGCACCATGTTGGCGTACTCGCAGATGGTGACGTTCTCCTGGCGGTCGTAGGCGTCCGCGACGAGTGCCAGCTTGTATGCGTCGCTGCTCTTGTGCGCCGCTATCGCCGACTGTATGAACTCAGCGCGGCTCGACGCCTCCTCGAAGTCCTGGTAGGTGTACGTGGTGACCATGCGGCCCCTTCCCGTGTGCTTGGGTTATCGCGGGGAAGTGTGCATGGAACAGAGGCCGTCCCCGCTCTGGGAAGATTATCCGCCGCGCGTCACATGCCGAGGCAAGCGAACGAGCACTCGGGCATCACCTCGTCCATCCTGCCGCGCCCAGGCTCCAGCTCGTCGAGGAACACGCCCTTGATGCAGCTGTGGCCGATTTCGCGCTCCTGCCTGGCCCTTCTCTTGAACACCTCGGGGAAGTCGCGCCTGATGGCGTTCCAATAGCCCATGCCGCCCTTCACGCACCCGATGCAGTTGTTGTTCGGGTATCCCATGTCGTACATGACGGGGCGCTTGATTCCCAACTGCTGGCACAGGCCGTGAACGTCGGCCTTCGTCATGCCGCGCTCGATTAGCGGGAAGCGGTGCGAGAACTCCACCATGCCAGCCTCAAGCCGCTCGGCTCTCTTCCGCTCTCCCGCGTCGTAGCCCCAGACGTACGTTATCGGCTCCGTGAACTGCCGCTCCCATTCTTGCCGCACGCGCTTCTTCAGCTCAAGCGTGCAGGGCGCTCCCGCTGGCCCGTTGACGTAGCGCTTGCCCTCTATCACATTGTCGATACATCCGCCCCACTTCACGTCGCGGAGGATTTCGATGCGCTTGCCCAGCGCCTCCTCGCAGTCCTTGAGGAACCTCCACGAGTCGGGGTGCTGGTTCGCCACGTCGATGTACACGATTCTGTCGATTTCGTCGCGCAGGAGGTATGCCGCCACGAACGAACTGCACCCCGCGCTGAACCATGCGGTCATCATAAGCCCGCCGCCTAACTGGAAAGCGCCCGCCCGATAGGTTGCAGCTACCAGGCGGACGCCTCCGTGAATGTAACGCATTTTCATCGGCGCTGCAACCACCGACGTTTGTTCTATTATACCCCATTTTGCGAGGTCATGGCGCTAGAATCGTCACAGGCCGACGTACTGGCGCTCCTTGCCGTACGCGCCCTTGCGCACGTCGTTCATCGTGGCGTAGCGCACCGCGTCGATGGCGTGGTCGTTGCCGTCGGGGAACTCGTCGAGCCAGTTGCCGTCGCGGTCCTTCATGTACTCGCACAGGGAAAACTCCTCGAAGGCGTGCGGGCAACGGTCGGCGTCAATCCATATCTCCCGCAGCCCCGCCAGCCACGTGTAGCTCTGGTGGCGCAGGTTGCCCTTCTTGGCCCCCATCGCCTTCAGGCCCTCGTCGCGGTACACGCGGATGTCGGAGGGGTTGGCGTCGTCGCACAGGATAAGCTCGTCTGCTCGCTTGAGATGCGGCCTGATGAGCTTCGCCGTCTCCTGCGGCTTGGTCTTGTTGCGCCGCTCCTCGCCGTAGATTACCAGCCGCCCGTTGCCAGGTTGCCACTCGCAGCGCACGTACTGCCAGGGGTCTGGGAACCAGCCCCAGTCCACGCCGTTTCGCGGGTTGTCGAACTGGGCGATTTGCTCGTCGGTCAGCTTGACCCGCTTGATGTTCTCGAACACGCTTCCGCCCGTGCCCGTGACTTCCCCAAGGAACTCCCAGCGGTAGTGCTGCTCGTTTGCATCCCTCTCGTACTCGGCGTCCTCCACGAACTGCTCGCCCAGCCAGTCAGAGTGGCCCCCTTCCAGCACGTCGAGGTAGGTGCTGTGGTTGACTAGGCAGCTCGGGCGGCGCTCCATCTCCAGCGCCTTCTTGTTGACCCACGACCAGAGAACCCTCGGCGGGTTGTAGGTGTAGAACGTCCAGAATCTGTCGCCGCCGCGCCTGAACGAGCGGAGGGCGCTTGAAACCTTGTCCCACGTCTCTATCTGGTCGATTTCCTCGAACCACTGTATCGCGCAGTAGCCCTTGGTGAACTTGACGCCCTTCATCTTGAGCGGGTCGTCCATGCCCCTGAACGCTATGCGCTGTCCCGTCGGCTTGTACGTTATCTCCATCGGGCTCGTCGTCGTCTTGAACCACGCCTCAAGCCCGAGCATTGAGATTGCCCATAGCATTTGGGCGTAGACGCTATCCCTGAGCGTCCCCGCGTACCGTCTCACAATGACTGCGTTGGCGTCCTTGTCGCTGAGGATTAGGAGGATTATGCACAGGCTGACGAACGAGCTTTTTGTGCTGCCGCGCCCGCCCTTCAGCCAGAACTCGGTGTAGCGGTGGGTCATCACCGCATCGAACACGCCATCGAAGTGCGGCATGACTATGTTGGCGACATTGAAACTCATCGGCTGTAGATGAATGACGGGGCCTGCTCGACCTCTGGTAGTTCATCGTCCTTCGGCTCGGAGCGGTAGCCTGCCTTGTTCTTGAGCAGGAACATCAGCATGGAGGGGTTAGGCGGAAGCTTGCGCTTGCGCATCTGAGCCGTCTCAGTACCGTCCGCGTTCTTGACCTTCACCATGACCTCCTCTTCGGCAAGCCCCATCGCAACCTTGAACGCCATGTTCTCGACGCATCCGATTGACAGCTCCTGGCCCGTTTTTACCGCCTGCTGAATCTGCTCGAAGCGGTCGACCCACGTGTAGAACGTGCGCTCGCCGACTCCCATGTTCTTCGCCATCTCGGCGTATGTGCAGCCCTTGAGCGCCCAGTTGGTTATGCGTTCGAGGTTTGCAGGTTCCAGCCATTTCTGGTACTTGCCCTTCGCCATGCCTACCCCCGAACCGATTCCTCGTACTCGGTGGCGTCGAGCGAGTCGCTGACGACCTTCTCGGCCACTACGTCAGTAAACCCCATCGCCAGGATGTAGGCCAGCTCCATGTCGTACACGCACGGCTCGACGCCACTTGGTTTCGTTACGAAGTCGGATGATGTGTAGCAAGGCACGTCGCCGTCGAGGCGGAACGTGCGCTCGTCGTACTCGGCGTTCGGATGGTGAAGCGCCACATCGCCTATCCGCACGCGCTCTCCCACTGGCACGGTGCGGCTCCCTGCGTACCCGACGTTGAGCAGCGGGGTCGACCTGTCGAGGCCGTCGAGCGCGGCCATGACATTCACCGCGCCGATTCCCGTTACCATAACGGAAGCGACCCCATCGACAAGGCCGCGCTCCTTCTCCATTGCTATGACGGCGACGCGCTCCATTAGACGAGGCCCCACTCCGCGAACTTCTCAAAGCCTCCGACGTCCCGTATGTACCCGCGCGCTATCTCGACGATTTCGGCGTACGGCCTGCCGTCGATTTCCTCGTCGCCGATGGCGCAGCACAGCTCCATGGGCTTCCCTGTCTCCTGTGCCTTGAGCCATGCGTAGATGTTCACGCTCACGTCGGCCTTGCTGAGGTCCTTGCCGTGAAGCCCACCGCCCGTCACCGAGTCGGCCATATCGCTGCCGAGCTTGCGGTTAGTTGCCCCTGTGTCGACGTCTGGGCCTCCCGTCCAGTGTCCCAGCGGGTTCACCACGGCGTCTGGATAGACCTCGCGCAGCTTGCTCTCATTCGCGTTCGATTGGCAGATGATTACCTTGCCGCGCTCCTGGTCGATGATGTACTTGCCGTCGTGCGGGAACTCGGCGTAGATTTGATGCGCAAGGTAGCACAGCTGACGCTGCTCCTGAGTGACTGGCATCCCCTTGAAGATGCCGTTATCGCCGCAACGTACCGCGCCTTTTTGGTTTCCTCCGAGAATCGGGTCCTGCGGCACCTCGCGGTAGTCCAGCATCACATTGCCTGCGATACGGCAGACGATGCGGCCCACGTCGCCCTTGTCGAGCGGAACGCTGGTCTCGGCGATAATATGGCAGATGCCGTGCCCGAGGAGCACTTCTACGGCGATTTTAGGCGCGCTTTCCTTTCCGTAGGCCAAATCTACCAGTGCCCCAGCGATGCGGTCGCAGAGCTTGTCTGGATGGCTTGGATTGACTTTCTCGAACATCTCATGCTCCTAGTTGACGAAGATTTTCATGACCTCGGCACGTAGGGCATCGTTCGTCTTGAACTTACCGCCGAGCACGTTGGTGTTGGTCACCGCCTCGGGCTTCTTGATGCCCCTGGCCGTCATGCATGAATGCTTGCCTTCCACGAACACGGCTATGTCGTCGGTTCCCAAAATCTCGTTGAGCACATCCCAGACATCTTGCGTGATGCGCTCTTGGAGCTGAAGGCGCTTGGCGCACAGCTCAGCGATGCGGGCCATCTTGGAAAGCCCGATGACCTTTCCGTTCGGAATGTAAGCGATGCCCACCTTCATGTCGTACATCAGCGCGATGTGGTGCTCGCAGAACGAGAACACGGGGATGTCGCGCTCGACCACCATGCCGTCGCTGTCCGACTGGAAGCACTTGCCGTGCATCTCGGCGATTTCATGGTTGGTGTAGTTCATCCCAGCCAGCAGCTCGGCCATCATGCCCGCGAAGCGTCGCGGTGTCTCGACCAGCCCCTCGCGCGTCTTGTCGTCGCCCACGGCCTCTATAATCAGTTCTGCGGCCTGTTCGAGCTTTTCCTGGTCCATTTCTACACCCCTCGCGTCTCTGGGTCCCATATCAGCTTGTGGAGCTGCAACTGTACCCTCGCCGTCACATCGTCGGCTAGGATTCTCTTCACGATTTCCCTCGGCTCGATTTCCCCGAACACTGGCGACGCGAACGCCTGCGCCTCCGTCCCGATTGCCAGCACCCGCTCCATCTCGTCCATGTCGGCCTGGTCGCCCACCACGAACTTGATTACGTCGTCTGAGTCAAGCCATCGCAGGTTGTCCTCCAGCATGGCGTCGCTCTCGCCAGACGACGGGCATTTCCAGTCCATCGTGTAGAACGCGTTCTGCAGCTTGTCTGGCAGCGGCACCGAGCCGTTCGTCTCGATGTTGCACTCGCACTCTGGAAGCGCCTCGGCGATTGCCATGGCGTCCTGTAGGAGCGGTTCTCCGCCCGTGATGGTCACGTTAGCGGCTCCGAGGTCGCGGACTGACGAGACCACGGCCTCCAGGGGCGTCAGAGCGCCGCATTCGGGCGTTTGCGCGTACCCCGTGTCGCAGTAGGAGCATCGGAGGTTGCATCCAGCGAGCCTGACGAACACGCAAGGAGCGCCAGCGCGCTTGCCCTCGCCCTCGATGCTCTTGAATATCTCGACTACTCGGAAGTCCACTCGGCCACGTTCCCTTCCGACTCCTGCACCGTCACGCGGTAGCACGTCTCGCCCACCTGCTCGGCAATCCACCTTGCGATGTTCTCGGCGGTGGGATTGAAGTCCACGACCTCGTTGAGATAGGTGTGGTCGAGCTTGCCGTGCACCTTGTCCTTGAGGTGCTTGAAGTCGTAGACCATTCCGTTCTGGTCCAGCTCCTCCGACTGGCAGAACACGGTCACAATCCAATTATGGCCGTGGAGGTTCTGGCATTTGCTCTCGTAGTCCAGCTGGAGCCTGTGCGCCCCAGCGATTTCCATTCGCTTGCTGATTCGGTACATCGTTACCTCTTCTCGACGGTAAATAGGATTTCATCGGATTGCTCGGGATACGGCACCGACATGATTGCTGACAGGAACACCGTCGGAATATATTCCCTGAGTTGGTGGTAGAGCTTCTGGATTTCAGGGGATTGGGTCGCGTAGAATTCGTCCATCTGCCGACCCTTCATCACAAGACCGACCTCGCTGGTAATCTTGAAGCCGATTTGATGCAGGGTCTCCTTCAGCTCATCGTAGCCCCACTCGTAGATATGGGCGCGGTACTGCGTGTTGTAACCGTTCCCTGGTGTATTAGGGCATGAGAGGAACATCTTCGCGCCAGGTTTCATGACCTTATGGCATTCGACCAGCGATTGCCTGCCGTGGTCTGGATGCATATGCTCGATGGCGCTCGTGTAGATGGCGAAGTCGATGCTCTCGGATGGGACGACCTTGCTCATCTCCGCGACGTCGCAGAGCTTCCATTTCACATCGAACGGGTAATAGCCGACCAGTTCCTCCTTGGTCAGGCCACCCTTAACCGAACAGGATTTCGATGCACCGCGCATCGCCTCCTGGATGTTCTTCTTCTCGATGTCGACGCCCGTGTAGCTTGCTATCTCCTTGGCGTAATAGCGGAGCAGCGGCAGCATGAGCGAGCGCCCGCAGCATACATCGAGCACGTTATCGCCCTTGCCACACATTTTCGCCGCCTTGAAGTGCTGCATCAGGTTCATGAAGTCAAGGTTTGAAAAAAATCCGTCCCTGAACTGCATGTAGAAGTTTCGCATCTGGTAAGTTGTGCAGAGCAGGTCGTCGCGGTCCATACCGTCTTCAACCCTGTACACGACTTTTTTGGTCATAGCTTCTCCAATTCCCTTGATAACCGTATCCATTCCATGAAGTTATGCTCAGCGGCTCGCTTTGTGTTCAACCTTTTTCCAGGCGGCGGACTTTTTCGCTGCATAAAGAAGTTTCCCTTGTAAAGGTAGACAAACCCTCCCATGTTTCCGTATAGCCATGAGCTGCTGTCTACGCTGTCGAACCCTGTTCTCGGCAGATTTTTGATTTTTGTGTACCCAAGCCCATGAACTTTGCAATCAAGCCGATGCGCTGTTTTCGTGAACCAAGGAATGACTTTCTCTTGGTTGCTGAACTCCTTTGCAGCCAGCCCACCCAGCGCTACATATTCATATTCCTCGCAGGTCTCCTGCCAGTTTTTTCGCCCTCTGTTCATATGCCAGACTGGGATGCATTTCTTTTTTGTGCTGTCCTCAAGGTACTTCCTGTACTCAAGGACTTTTTTGAAGCCAACCAGCTTGTCAATGTCCAGCTCAAAAAACAACTGCACGTCGTTTTCAGCGATGTAGGAGATGTATTGGTCTAAATACTTTTCCCAGCTAATATCCGCGCCGCTGCCGTAGGCGAACGTAAAGGCCCCAGAATCGAGCATGAAGCTCTTGTACGGCTGCTCTGCTTCATTGTTTTTTTTAGTGGAGTAATAGAAGCTTTTTAACCTGTTCACTTGTTCTGCATTATTGCTAAACAGGTATGGAAACCCTTCTCCTGCTAGATAGAGCTTCATTACAACTCGAACTCATGGCCGCATTCGGGGCAGGTGATGGTGCGCCTCAGCGATACGGCTTCGACGGGCCTGCCCTGCTCATGGTTCTCGGGTGTGGGTTGATTAGATTTCTCCTCGGCCTTGTTGACCGCTTCGATGAAGAACTCATCTATCTCATCATCGGTCATGATGGTGTCCATCTTGAAACCAAAGTCGCTGAAATCGAACTCAGCACCAAGCTCCTCGAACTCCCTATCGAGGATGCTGAAATCAAAACCGCTGCTCAGGGTCGTTTGGTTCAGGGTATGGCTCAGGGCGCGCCTTTGCGAATCCGTGAGATGGTCAAGGAAAATTGTCGGCACCTTCTCGATGCCGAGCTTCTTAGCCGCCCTGACCCTTCCATGTCCAGCCACGATTTCGGCGTCCCCGTCCTCGTTATGCCATGCGAGCACGGGATTATCGAAACCGAAGGAATCTATGCTGTTCGCGATGTTCTCAATGTTTTCGTGGTCGTGTATTTTCGAGTTATTGACATACTCGTAAAGGTCGTCAATTCCTACTTCCTCCACCTTCAACTCTGGCATCGGCCTCACGCGCATCTCCTTCCCGCGTACCTCGTGTACGCATCCGTCAGCTCCCAGGCCGTCATGCGCCGCCTGGTCGCCCTCCAAACGAACTCGCCGCCCACGAACACCTCGCGCACTTGACAGTCCGCCAGCCGCACGTCCTGCCTCGGGTCGGCGACGTGGTGCTCGACCACGGCTGCGACAGCCTTCTTGCCGCCGCGCCACACGTCCTGCACGAACCGCTCCAACGCCAAACGCTGCCCCAGCGGCACCGCCTTGTCGCCGTGCTTGACCTCGAACAGCAGCCATGCGCGGTCCTTCCACTCAATGGCCGCGTCGAAGTCGGTCGGCCACAGCTTCGGCCCGAGGTCCATGCCCTCGAAGCTGATGAGCTGCCTCGCCCGCTCCCTGCTCTGTATCGGCTGGAACGTCACTCCTGCTCTGGCTCCTCAATCGGCACCTCGTAGGTGATGACCGCCCCGCAGTTGGAGCAGTGCAGCTCGTGGATTATCCCTTCGCCCTCCAGGCCGTAGTCCTCGAAGTCGAAGTCGGAACCCCATATCACGGCGCGTTCGCCGCAGTGGAAGCACTCGTACATCATGACCTCCCCGTCACATCCAGGTTGCAGCAGTCGTCTGGGTTGGCGTTGAAGTTGGCCTGGAACCACTCGAAATGGCTCGGCACGTCCTCGCAGACGGTCATCTGCGGGAAGTCGAAGCCCTCCAACAGCTCGCGCTTCCTGGCGAGCGGCAGATGCCTGTACCCGCCTGACTTGACCGTGTGCCCGCGCCAGCTCCTCCCCGTCCACTTCTCAATCCAGTGGTTGACGCGAAGGAACTCCACGAGGCACTTGTCGACCTCGACGGCGTTCAAACGCTCCAGGTCGATTAATTCGGGCACATACGGTGAGACTCTTAGGGAAACGTCGAACCCCGCCTCAGACAGCCTCTCAGCCGCCTCCATGCGCTTGCTCGGGGGCGTCGCCCTCTCCCCAAGGAAGTTCGGCTCGTCGCTGGTGCTGGTGACGCTGATTTGGATGTGCGCAAGCTCGGGGTCGAGCAGCCGCATGTACTGCTTGGAAGCCACGAGGTCGCTCTTGGTCACGATTAGGTAGCCGATGCGCCGCGCGTTCATCATGCGGATTGCCTGCGCTGTCGCGCCGTAGACCTCCTCCGCTGGCTGGAAGCAGTCGGTCATGCCGCCGAGCCGCAGAACGGTCCCTGGGCGCACCTTGCGCAGCTTGCGGCTTATGTAGTCGGTGCTTGCCACGCCTGGGCTGTCGGGATGCCATAGCCCCCTGAAGTCGAGCAGGGCCTTGGCATAGCAGTAGGCGCAGTCGTGGGCGCATCCGCAGCCGTAGGTGTCGAGGCGCGTCGTATAGTTGCACCGCTCGCCCTCGCCTCCGCCAGCCTCGGCGAAGAAGCTCTTGAAGTCGTTAGCCATGCCTCTCCCCCATAAGCACGCGGTACCTGCCGTCGACCCAGCCGACGACCCTGCCGCCGTTCGCGACCAGCGTCTCCAGCGCCTTCTCATCCCTATCAGAGCACAGGAGCACGGCGCGCCCGTCCCCGAGTGCGCCGTGCTCCCCAATCTGCAAGGTTTCCTTCATGGAAAACATTGTCCGACATGCGTCACGAAGAAGGGCGCTCCCGAAGGAACGCCCTGCTCATGATGTGTTTTTGCCTCCTCCTAGTACCCGTAGTGCACTACGACCAGCTCGCCGTCCCAGCACTCGGCTTCAGCGGCTCTAAGGAACGCAAGCAGCGGCTTGAGCCTGCGGTAGTCGCTCCGCTCGACTTCGGCCTCCAGCCACTCGGCAACCTTGCTCGCGTGCGCGTAGGCCAGCGCATTCCCGTAGCAGTCGGCCACAATCGGCTCGCCGTCGTCGCCGTACACGTCGAAGTCGGTCGGCTCGGTGAACAGGTCGCGGAAGCTCGGCACCATCTTGCTCATGTCGAACCGCGCTATCTCGCCCGCGTTGATGAACCGCACCTCCTCGCCGTCCCTGTTCTCCATCGTGAAGTCCCTGCGCTGCATCACGTAAAGCCTCGACTCGTATCCCATCGTTCTCTCCCTATCTCCTCGGCCCTGCAGGGGATTAGCCGCCCCCGCCTCGGCTTGGTTTCCCTTAGATGGTGAGCAACTTCACCGTGTCGAAGTTTTCGCCGCCGACCTTCAGCACCTCGATATATCCCCTGCTCTCCAGCGCCCTGAGTGTCACCGTGTTCCACTGGCCCTTCACGATGCCGTTTCGGGCGTCTTCGTGGGTTTTGCGTCTGTATCTGTCGCTCCGCTCGGCGCTCTCGCGGCCGAACCGCTCGACCTTGCGCTCGAACTCCTGCTCGTAGGTCATGAAGTCGTTGTCGCGTGCGTACCCGCACCACTCGCTGTCGACCGCCCATTCCTCGTAGCCCTTATTGCAGGCTTCCTGGTGCCTCAGCGTCATCTTGTCGAACGCTTCCTGCATCTTCTTGCTCAGCTTCGTCATTTTCGGTTCCTTCCGTCTTTCCCTTACATGTCATATTATACGCTACTGTTTACAGTTGCGCAATAGGTTATTTCGGGAAATTCGGAAAAACTTTCAGAGCTGCATCAGCTCCTCGGCGCACAGCCTGACTATCGCGTGGCGCTGGCGCGCGTTCGGCTCCCCCATGAAGCCGTGCGACCACAGGCACACGCAGCCCGTCTCCCGCATGAGCCACGTGAGGTAGTCGGCCCAGAACTCCCTCGGGCACTCTCCCTCGGGGTCGCGGCCCTCCTCGCGCATTATCGCCTTCAACTTCTCCTGGTGGCTCGGCACCGCGTACTCTATGCGCCCGTCAGGTCGCGCCACGGCCTCGAAGTAGTTGACGAACGTCTCCTTGTGCGTCCGAACGTCGAACGGGCCTCTCAGGACATCCTGGGCGTCCCTCATGGCCTGCTCCAGCCGTAGAACCCAGCGCCGTATATCCCGAACTCGTCAGGCAAGCACACGGCGTCCATAAACAGCTCAACAGACTCGCGCGTGCCGACGATAGTCACGCCGTCTGGGATAAACTGGTTCTTCAAGATGAGCTGTACGGGTTCTCCGTAGATTGCGGCCATGTCCCTCCCTGCGTTGAACGGCGTGATGTGGCGGTCCTCGTAGCTCATATGCCCTCCTTCAGCATCGACGCGTCGCGCTTCCACGCGAACTCACCGCAGTAGTCTCCGCGCACTTTGTCGAGCGTTGTCGGCCACCTATGGCACGCGAACCGCGTGCCCTTCTCGAACCAGCACGACGACGTTGGCCGCTTCTCGGTCGCGTAGTAGCAGTTCTCGCAGTTGCCCATCAGGCGCGGCTCGTTGAACCTACCGCTCATTCCGTCACTAGCTTCCTGCACACGGGGCAGCACGCGGGCGGCTCCAGGCCGTCCAGTTCGAGCGAGTGGCCGCAGGAAAGCTCAAACCACTTGCGCGGGCTGTCCGTCATGAGTCCGTCGGTCGCCGACGCGACGACGCGGCACTCCCCAGGGTGCGGCAGGTACACCCTGCTACCGACCTCCTCTCCGCCCATGTACTTAACGAACACCAGCCGCTCCCCGTTGTCGAGCGCCCTGTTGCCCTTCATGGCTTCTATGCGCTGGTAGCTGCACTCGCTAGTCATGTAGCCGTCGCTGCGCAGGTGCCATCCGTTCTCGCGGTTTCCGCTCATCTCGAATCTCCTCCCGTCTCGAAGTACCGACGCCAGCAATCGGCGTAACTGTCGTCGCATTCTGCATCGCAGTCCTTGGCCCTGAAGTCGAACATGTCCAGCGGGCAACTCCCGCTCATGTCGGCGGCGAACTCGCTGGCCCGCTCCAATGCGTCGGCCCTCACGTACCCTGTGCCGTCGCCGAACTCGACCGACCGCCATTTCGAGCCGTCTCCCGTCGACATCCTGTAGCACGGGTCTGGAAGCAGCCCGTCGTTGTAGTCTCCCATATCACACCTCGATTCCAGCCTGCTCCGCGAGGTCGAAAAGCAGCCATCCCTCGCACGGGTCCGGCCAATCTCGGTGGCTGCAATCGCGGCAATCGCCCAGGTTGCACTCGATACCCTCGAAGTACACGGCCAAGAGGTCGTGAATCAGCGCATCGCGCTCCTCGATTGCCCATTTCAGCCCGTCGACTTCAGCCTTCAGGTGTTCGGCCCTGGCAAACTCACCCTGTAGCGTGACCATTGCCTGCTCGTAGTCATCGCGGGCCTTGCGCTCCAGCTTCAGCACGTCGCGGCAGCGGGCCTTCCACTCGCCCTCGGTGCCGCCCTCTGGGACGTATCGGCGCTCCTCGCGGGTGCCGTCGTCGTTCCGCTTCTCCGCTATGAGCACGCGCGGCCACCGCTGCCAACACTGGCGCTGGACCGTTATCCTAGCCATCTTCCCCGCTCCTCTCCATCGGCTCCGCGTCAGTGAACGTCCACCGCATCCGCTTCATGGCCTTCATCTCGGCGCCTGTGTACGGGCAGAAAAGCGCCTCGGGGAAACGAGCGCAGCTCGTGAGGTCGCACCCCTCGCACCTGCCGTCGCTCTGGAGGTAGCAGAGAATCCAGCTGTACAGGCTCCTGCTCATCAGCCCATCGCCTCCCCTGCATCACTCCCAGCGCCGCCAATTCCCAGCGCCACGCGAACCATCTTCCAGAACATGCGCTCCGACTCGCCGTAACACCCGCCGTCGAGCTTCGAGCCCGCCAGCTTCTCCAGTTCCTCGCGCGTGTAGACGGTCGCATCCCAGCTCACCTCGTCCCAGTCGTAGCACGAGCAGTGCCCGCCGTCGAGCAGCATGTACTCGCCCCAGCTTCGCGGCTCGTCCTCGGCGTAGAGCAGGATTTGCCTGTCCTCGCTGAAGTAGGGCTCAGATTGCGCAGCGCAGATGATTCTCCAGGTCTTGATTGCCTTCGGCGCTTCGACGTTCCTCATGTCCAATCTCCGTTCATGCGCTTCTGGTACAGCTCCATCTCAGCACTTTAGTTCCGCTTCGGCTCGCCCCTCGGGCCGCGCTCCTTCCTCTGCGTCCAGCCAGGGCAGTCGCCGTCCTCAGTGGTCCAGTTGTACGTGCCGCGAGCGATGTTGTCGTCGTCTATGACAGCGCACGCCCCCTGTTCGCCCCAGTTGAACGGGTCGGGCATGAAGGCGTCGCAGTTGCCGCAGCAGTGGCCGTTCGCCGTGGTCATCGCATCTTCCTCCCCCGCTTGTCGAAGCGCCTCGGCTCGCCCTCCACGTGGCCCTCGCACTCGCGGTGCTGGTGGTGCGTGTTGAACGTCGGGCACCAGAAATACACCGTGCCGACCTCCCAATCGGGCGAACCCTCTGGCGGGAAGCCGTGGTAGGTTGCGCGGGCGCAATGCTCGCATAGGCTCATAGACCGTCCTCCTCCTCGATTACCCGTTTCCTCTTCCTGTTCTTCACTGCCAGCGCCGCGATGGTCCCCGACGACGCGAACATGCCTCCGAAGGTGCTGAGCATCAGCCTGCCGTCTGGATACTCGTACGCGGCGGCGTGCCCGCCGTCGGTCTGCCAATGGAGCGAGCGCAGCGTCCACCTCCGCTTCGACATCTCCTCGTACTCGATTCCGACCGCGTCCAGCATCTCGGCCAGCTCGTCAAGCTCGCTCATGCCCTCACCTCCACGTCGTATATCTCCTTCCCGCTGAGCCATCTCACGACCTTCGCGAAGCTGTCGGCGTCGAGGCGTAGCGGTTCTTCGTGGCCTTGCATGTACACCGTCCCGCTGTCTCCAGTGCGCCATGCCTGTGTGATGTAGTCGGGGTTGACGTGGACCTCGCACGGTTCGCTTCTGTGCGTTCCGTCTCCCATGATTACGTTGCATTTCGCAGTCAGCTTCATGCCCTCACCGCCTTGCACATGTAGCAGCACTCCTCGTCCCGCTTCGGGCACCTGGCGTCGAAACGGTGGAAGCCGATGCCGACGGGGGCGTTGGCGATTTCCTCGTCCGTGGCTGGCCGCAGGCGCTCAAGCGGCGTCGATGCAGCCGTGCACCCCTGGTGGTAGCACACGAACGCGCTGCGGTCGCCGCATTCGGTCACGCGCCCGATTTCCTGCTTGTAACCTGGGTCGTAGACGACCCATTCCCCGAAATCGTACCTCATCTCGCCTCGCCTCCCAGCGACTCGCAGAACGACTCGAGCGCCTTCAGCCTGCCGACGTCTATGCGCACCCAGTCGTAGCCACAGTTGTACGTGTCGCCGATGAAGTAGCTCCAACCCTTTCCGTCGGCGTACAGCGCGGACAGCGGGTGGTCGCTGCCATCGTCTTTGAACCCGACCGAGTACCCGTCGTCGCCGCGCTTGACGACGAACTTGCGCGACATGTCGAGCAGTTCCAGAGATTTCTCGATACTCATCCCTCCACGTCCTTCCGCTTCTTGTTCCACCACCTGTCGAACTTCTCCGCGCATTCAGGGCACATGTCGCCGCCGTTCTTGGTTGTGCTAATGCCCTTGGGGAAGAACTCGTATACAACCCTCGCCTTGCTGCTCGGCTCGTAAACAGCTCCGCAGCGGTCGCACTTCTTAGCGTCGCTCATCTCTACCTCCCGGCCTTCAACATCGCGTACAGCAGCTCGGCGGTCGACAGGCGCCTGTTCGCGTCGACGACCTGGCTGCGAATCTTGTAGAGCCTCCACTTCGATTTGTCGGGCGTCAACGTGACGGGCTGCTCCCAGTAGCCGTACACCTGCTCGCTCGTGACCTTGCCCGTGTAGTAGGGTATCGGCACGTACACAGACACGTCTGCGTAGCCAGCCCAGCTGTCGATGCCCTTGTACAGCTCCATCGGGCACACGATGCAGTTGCGTTCGGCTATGAGGTTCAGGCCGTAACCGCTCTCGAAGTCGGCCTTGCAGCTCTTGACCTCGAAGGCGGTGAACTTGCCGCCCTCGACCGACGCAGCCGTCGGCCCGTAGCGCTGCTCCCTCGGCTTGAAGCTCATGTAGTCGACCCTGCCGACGTTTCCTCCCTCCTTCATGTACTTGACCTCGCTTGCCCATTGCGTGCCGATGAGCACGTCGCGTTCCAGCAGCGCGGACAGCAACGCCGTCGTTTCGGTTCGGTTCATGATTGGCTCCCATCTGCCATAAGCTCGACGAGCAGGATGCTGTCGAACGGGACGAAGTTCGCGCCGACGTGGCGCACGTCTGGCGTCCTCGTGAACATCGTGACGTCGCCCTCGACGTAGTCGTAGCGCGTCACCAGCAGCTTGTCCTCCATGAACAGGTCGTAGCCGCCAGAATCGACGATGATGCTCATGGTCGCGCCGTCGCTGTCGCTCGCCTTGAGCCACACCCTCGCCTGCTCCAGCGGGTTACTGGCCTCCAGCTCGTCGAACACCGTCTTGATTTGCTTTCCGTTCATCCGATGCCCTTCCTATGCCGCCTCGAACACCGAACCGCCTCGGACCCCGACGCGCTTCAGCTCCTTGTAATGCGCGTCGACGGCCTCCAGCAGCTCGTGCTCGCCCATCGGCTCGTAGCCGTTCTCCTTGCAGAACTTCCTGTACTGGCTACCGACCGTCTTGCTGTGCAGGTTGACGAAGCTCAGGAACGTCTTGCCGTCCAGGAAGGCGTCGAGGCCGTCGTCGGCCTTCGGCTCCTCGGCCGCCTGCGCCCGCTTCGGCGTGGCCTTGGCAAGCTCGCCGACGGCCAATGCGACCATCTCGATTGACTCGCATGGGTCCAGCCGCATGAGGTTCGAGCCGATGCTGTACAGGGCGATTCCCCCGAGCATGAGGGTGCACGCCCTGTTCGTCGGGCTGTAGAGCGGGCACGATGGACCGCAGTTCCTACCCGAGAACGGGCATGTCTTCGGTTTCTTGGTCAGCTCCTCCACGACTTCCTCCTCGCACTCGGTTTTCCGTCCCTGCCATTTCTCCCAGCTCGCGATGATTTTCGGCTCGTCTGGGACGTTGCCCCTGAACCGCTTGGTGATGACCTTGCCATCGTCGAGCGTCGCCGTCCCGATGTACGTGTTCGAGCTTCCGTCGCGCTCCAGCTTGCCGTTGTCGTTCTCCGCGACCGTCCCGCCGCGCTTGTTGCTGTTCGTCATGGCAACCACCTCAGATATGGCAGTCGACGACGGTCAGCATGCAATCCTGGTATGGTTCGATGAACCGCTCCTCGAAGTGCATGCGCCATTCGTACGACTCGTCAGCGTCCTCGGAGCTGATGCCCCACCAGCCCATCTCGCCGACCTCGTGCCACACGCCGTCTGGCGTGACCACGGCTCGGAAGCTGAGGTGCGACCTGCTCTCGATGTAGCGTTCGCGGTCCAGGCCGTCGTACTCGAAGATTGCCGTCCTCTTCGGGTTCCCGTCCTCGTCGATGTTCTCGTCCCACCACTTCTCGGCCGCTTCCCTGTGCGCTTCTCGGTCGAACTCTATGTCGCTCACCTTGCCGTGCTGGAACCCGACCAGGTTCTCGGCATACCCCTTGAACCTGCCGCCCGTCTCGTCGTACCAGTCCCACTTGGCGTTCGGGTTCTGCCAGTAGCCGTACCTGCCAGTGATTTCGTCCAGTTCCAATCCGTGCCACTCGCTCAGGAACTCCTCGATTGTCGGGAACGCCTCCTTGCACGGTACGTCGACGACCTCGTAGCCGTCTGGGTACTCGTATCTGCGGCTCGGGAACTTCCCGTCCATGTGGATGACCTCGAACTGTTCGTCGTACTTGCTCGCCAGCGACCCGTCGGGGCACTTGACCATCGGCACGGTCCCGTTCTCGTACTCGTCGCCGTACTGCTCCACGCCGTCGTAGAACTCCATGAAGGCGTAGTCTGGCGTCCCGCAACAGTTCTCCATGTACGGCGAGAGCAGACCCTCCAGCGCCCTCTTTCCGTCGTTCAACACTGCAACTGCGAAATGGCTCATGATTCCTCCTCGTAGAACTCGCATGGCTGCGACCCGTACCCGCACGCCTTGCACTCCAACACCGTGCTGTCCGCGAAGTCGACCTCTCCGTCGCTCCCGAAGTAGTCCCATCCGTCTGGGGTGATGTCGCAACCCCAGAACGTCGCCACAACCAGGTCGGCGTGGAACGACTCCGTGTTGCCGCACTTGGGGCACCTGAAACCCGTCATTCTCCCATCTCCCTCAGCTCGTCCGCCTTGGCCTTGCCGAGAACGAACTCTATGGCGTACTCGATTGCCTCGTAGTACGGGTCGGTGTTGTCGTCGTAGTAGTCCCTGAGCCATTCGGCTGCATATGCCGCGACCTGTTCGGTGAGACCGTTGTCCTCAAGATACTCGGCCATTGCGCCCTCTATCCTTTCGGTCACGTCGCATTCCTCGCATGTGAGCACGACGAACTTGTAGGGAATCTTGTACTCCTCCATTGCTAATCCTCTCCGACGACCTTCTCGACCACGTCGACGTCAAGGCAGGGGTTGAGTCCGAACCCGCAGTCCCACTTGACGTTCAGGACGTTAATTGGCTTCGGGCAGACGCCCGTGACCGTCCCCGTCGCGCCTATGGGGGCATTCCGATACGGGTCGTCCATGCGCACCAACAGCACGCGGTCACCGACCTCGAAGTTCGTTGCGTCCATGTCTCCTCCTAGCACGCGGCCCAGCCGTAGAACGCCCACATGTGCATTCCGTCCCCGCACTCGCCACAGTCGATTGCCCTGCTCTCCCATTTCTCGCCCCAGTCGGCGACCTCGGCGAGCTTGATTGCAAGCTCCTTCGCGTCCTCGCTCCATTCGTCGGCGACAGTCGACCAGCCGCGCATGAGCTGCGTCGTGCTGATGGTCCCGTTGTACGGGTCGTGGCCGTGCTCCCACTCGGCTTGGCTGACGAGGACGTCGAATGCGTCCTGCGCGCTTTTCCCTTCGCCGAACTCGATGAAGTTGCATGCTCCCATAGTTACTCCGCCTTTCCGAACTCCGCGATGTACTCGGACGGCGTTCCGCTGAAAATCGGCTCGCCAGCCATGGCGTCCTCGTAATGGGTATCCCATCCGATGCGGTAGACCGCGATGTTCACTGGAAACTCGGTCGCCCCATGTTTGCCGCCGTAGCAGTCGTAGCGGCCCTCGACAACGTACAGGTACTCAATGTCGCCGTGCTCGGTTCCCATCGGCTCAACCTCCAGGTCGCAATTACTCGCGAACAGGTACTTGAAGCAGTGCTGCACCCAGTTCCTGTTGTTGAGCGTACCACCCCTCATCCAATCGAACTTGTCGTCGGGGTCGGGTATGTCGTTCCGCTCCGCCGCCAGGAAGGCCATCGCCATGTCCAAGCCGTGTCCTTCTGGGTAGCCGTCGCAATGGCGGTAGAACCTAAACAGCTCGTCGTAGGTGTGGTCGGTCTCGCTCGTATACGTGCGCTGCCGTACGATTGTCGCGCTCCTCGTGCTCATGTATCTCTCCTTGTCTCCTCGGTTTATCGGTCTGCCCAGTACGTCCAGTAGCGGCACTTGCTCAGCCCGTACCGCTTAAGGTATGCCTTAAGACGCTTCTCGAACTTGCCTTGCTCCTCCTCCATCATCTGCCGCAGCCCCGCCTTCTCCTCCTCGGTGAGCGCCATCGGGTTCCCGTATGCCTCGGAGGCGTCGGTCGTCCACTCGATGCACGCGATTCGGCAGTCGTCGTCCTGCCCGCAGTAGCGGTGCGGCCTGAGAATCGGGTACGCCTTGCGCCAGAACCGCTCCGTGTCGCCGTCGAGCATCCCGATGACCCTGAACGCGTCGGTGCCCTCCATGTTGCGCCGCAGGAAGAACTGCTCTGACTTGCTGGCCGCGTCGCACGTCTCCATGACCTCGTCGTAGTCGTAGCCGTGCTCGCCGAAGCAGAACCGCGTCTCGATTCTCGGCTTGTCGAAGTCGACCAGGTAGCCGCGCAGGTTCATGACGCATGACGCCTGCTTCACGCAGTAGTCGACCATCTTCACGTCCCCATGCCATACCTTCTCGTACTCGGCCCTCAGCTCGGCCTTCTGCTCCTCGGTGATTCTCATGTGGTATACTCCCTCCATGCCATGCCTCTCCGCATGGCTCCTCGGTGGCCCTGGGCTTCTCCCCCAGGGCCTTTTACTTGCTAGGCCATCACCGACTTCGGCACCCAGAACTCACCTCCCGACGGCCCTTTGATTAGCTCGGTGTTACCCCATTCCACCAGCACGGCCTTCTCCGTCTCGCGCTTGACCGCCGCGCTACCCGCCTGGATTGCGAGGATTGCCGCCGCCGTGGCGATGCTGCCGCGCCCGTACCGCTTCTCGATTACCCATGCGGGGATGCTGTTCAGGTTCTTCATCGTCGGCTCCTTCCTGGGGCGGCTCCAGCCGCCCCAGGCCTCCATCCAGCTACTCGACGTACTCGATTCCGTTCGCGTCGCAGATGCACGCGCGGTGGGCCTTGTACCATTCGCTCACGGTGTTGAGGAACTGCCACTCGTCCCACGGCAGTTGCACCATGCCAGCGAGGCATCCGCCCGTGATTTCGTTGATGCGCTCGATGCGAGCTTGGAGCCTATCGGCTGCGGCGTAGTCGCCTGCGTCGTTCGCGTCGTACCAGCGGAGCCTCATCAGCGTAACGGCGCTGTCGATGTTGTGCCCGTTGCGCTCCATGTTGAAGTTGTACCTCTTAGCCATCTCCATCTCCCGTCTGCTCGGTTTCCCTTACATGGTTTATTATATACTATCGTTTATCGTTGCGCAATAGAAAACTTGAAAATATTTCCCAGACGCCCTTGGCATCCGTGAAGGGCCGCGACGGTCCCCTTGTATCGTCTTCCCGCGACGTTCGCGGCTCGCGGCCCCCCGCGGGGGGCAGCCGCCGGAGCCGGCAGCCACCCCAAGGGAAAGGAGGGGGGGGATTTTAGGGCCGGGCCCCCGGGCCCCCAATCACCCCCCCACCCCCCCCCCAAG